GTAACGCCCTTCTCCAGAACGTTGTAGGTGCCGCCGCGCACAACGTAGTAGTTGGCGTTCTTGCCCTGAAGGATAGCAACCTGAGTTTCGGACAGATCGTCGGGAGTAACACCGGCGAGGCTCTTATAGGCCATGGTGTATGCGCTGCCGGCAGTGCCGTCGTTCGCGCCCATGGCGAAGCCCATTGCGGCTGCAGCTGCATAGGCGGTCTTAGAGAACAGGCCGAAGGAACGCTTCAGGGACAACTTCTTGATGACGCTGAATACGTCGGTTTCAACGTTAGTCAGGTCGGCGTCATCGTCATCGTCGTAGAAGTAGGTTGCAACGATGGTTTCAAGGTAGGTTGCAACTGCCTGATGTTCGGCGGTGCTGAGACCGTCGGCAGCAGCGCAGTACACGGCATACCAGGAGTTATTCGCTGCCTTGCATGCGGTGATGGCATCTACCCAGGATTCCTCCGCGCCACACACGCCGATGACAACCTTGCTGGGAGCAGGATCAGCGGCAAAGTACAGGGTCGCAGCCTTGTACTCAGGATCGGTAACGGCGAAGCCATCGTCGAGCATTGCTTCGAGGCCACTGTACACGCGGCAGCGTTCAGCTGCTTCGATGTGAGTGCTCTTGCCCACGATCAGACCGATGTTGAAGCCGTCACGGGGGGTCGCTGCACCTGCCGTAGAAACGACAACATTCACGATGTCGTCAATCTTCAGATAGGACATGAGATTACCTCCTATTCGGGTTGGATAATGATGTTCGGGGGAACATCAATGGATTCTGCTGCGTATTCACGGGTTACGAGTTCATAGCATTGTGCGGTGAGATCGCAGCGCTCCCACCATTCGCCGCTTTCGTCCTGTTCGGGGATTCGGACAGGTTCCCGGATGTGGGGCTGCACAGCCACATTCGATTCGAGCATAGAAGCACGAATGGCATCCCGAAGGATGCCAATGCGGATGCTGTCTGCGTCGGAATCAGAATCAGGACCGTAGCAAACCCAGTGAACCTGATGGTTCCTGTGGTACTGGACAACCTCTTTCGTGCCGCCGGTACCGTCGGGCTTGTAGCTGATATCCGAGAGCGTTCCGTATTCGTCGAGGCCGGGAGAGATGCGCAGGAACACGACGTTTTCCGTGCGCTCCCAGTCTGCGTTGCCGGTCTCCGAAGATGGCCAGCTGATGCGAACACGTTTCTGAACAGCCTCGGAGGGATCGTCAGGATCCAAACCAAGGCATTTTACTGTAGCTCTCCAGAACAGATCTTCAAGCTGGGTTCTCGTCAGGCGTACATTCATAGGCTCACCTCAGTTCGGCGTAGGCCTCAACATAGCCGTAGTCATCCCAGCGCTTCACGTTGACCAGCTTGTACTTCTCGCCGTTCCACGTTATATCGTCGGTGATGTCGGCTCCTTCCGTCAGGTGGAGCGTGGTCGTGGTATAGATCACGATCTGACCCTTGCGGCGCTCACCTTCAGGAAAGAAGGCCAGCTGCTCAGCGGACGGAGGCTGGATGATGCCGATGGCTTCGATAGTTTCTTCGCTTTCAACAGCCATACGGCCACCAGACCATTTGCCGGTTCTGCGAGTGACCTTAAATTCCTGTGCGCCCAGATCGGGGTCGAAAAGCAATTCGGTTACATCAGGCATGAGTGCCATGGGGTTCACCTCTCCTCAATAACATGGGTTACGGAACTGCGCAAACTGCCGGTGTCGATCAGAGGGGCGTTGGAGCCCTTGCGCCTGATCGTCGCTTCGGAGTTGGGCGTAAGGTTGCTGCTGCCGATATAGTCCTTGACGGCATTTTCGCCACGCTGGCCAGCCTTGTGCATCTCGGTAATGGCTGCGCCGGTATTGCCATCAATGGCCTGTAAAGCTGCAGCCCTCATGTGCTCGGCGATCTTCTGCTTGACGTCAGGCTGTGCTATGGCCGGTTCGATGAAAGGTCGGGGCGGAATATTGCGGACAGGGCTTCCGTAGGTGTGGATAAACGCGAGCTCCGCATTGGTGATCTCGTCGTTATTTCGGGAACTTCGTTCCTGAGGAATACCCACAAGGCAGCGGTTGCTTCTGAAGAATGCAATCGCCTTTTTGATGTCAGCCATGCCGTTACCAGATTCCTTGATGGGCACTTCAATCCCTCCTTACGGAATAAACATGCCACCCTTGCCGTAGAGCTTGGCGAGGGTGGCAAACTGGGTACCGTAGGTGGTGAGCTTATACGCTGCCCATCCGGTCAGGTCACTTGTGGCCTGCGACGCATCGTAGCCGACCGACACCGCGCCAACTGCCTTGTTGGTAATGGCGCCGGGGACTTTGCTTGCAGCCGAAAGCTGGGTCTTGGTTGCGCCCTCCTGCGGCGTACCGAGGTACAGCGTCACATGATGCGCAATGTAGAGCCGCATCCCTTCCTTCCACATGCTGTGCCAGCGTGCTTCCTTTACCACGGCATGCGCCATGTCGATGAAGTGTTGCAGCTGCTCGTCCGGGATGATCTCCTCCGTGAAGCCGGGCATGATCTTACGGAAATCCGAGATGGTGTACTCGGGGTTTTCACCATCCCGGATGTTGGATGCTATGGCGAAGGCCTGCCGGGGATTCAGACGGGTCATTCGGCATCATCTGCCTTGGGCTTGCCCCTTCTGCTGGTGGGCTTTTCGGGGGTTGCAACCGTCTTTTCGGAGGCTTCCTCGTCGTTACCATCTTCCCGATTGTCTTCGGAAGAAGAAGGCTCAGAGGGCGTTTCCGGGGCCGAGGTGTCCTCGGAATCGTTCTTGGTGGCATTTGCAGCTTCGTTGGCGGCGCGCTCGATCTCGTCGCCCTGCTTGGCAGTCTCGAACAGCTGCAGATCACCGGCCTTCACCGCAGTCTTGTAGGTGATATCACCGGTGAACTTCTCGGGAATCTCGGCGAAGCTGTTGGGACGAACCAGCATGGAAGTGTTGTCTACCGCGTACAGCAGGAAGGTACGCGGCGCCTTGTTATAAACCTTGACCTTGGACATTGTATATTCCTCCTTCGGTACGAATTAGATGCCGTCCAGATACATAGCGTGCTGGCGGTAGATCCACTGCACGGGAGTGAACTGGGTAACATAGGGAGTCAGGTACGCCATGTGTGCGGCGCTGGCCTGAGTGAGCAGACGCTGCAGCGGCACGGTGATGTCGAAGCGGACGCGGTCGATGTTGTTGGCGTAGGATACCATGCGGTTGGTGTTGCCGGTACCAACGCCCTCGCACCAGCGGCAGGGAGCGATGACCAGATCGACACCCTGATTCTTGCCGATGTTGTTCTCCAGCAGGAACTGCAGGATGGACTTATCGCCGGTCACACCGACCTTGGTGTGGACGATGTGAGCGTAGTCCTGCGGGGGAATCAGGATGTGATTCGCCATGCCGGACAGATCGTATTCGGATGCAGCCCAAGTACCCAGCTGAGCGCGGTTGACGTCAGCGAGGATTTCGTCGGGGGTCTTTTCGGCCCAAGTGGTGCCGCCACCAGCACCGGCAGCTACGGTGACGGTGGGAATGTTGGGGTCGTTCACGAGGCCGTAGGTCTTGTGCTTGGGGAAGCCGAGGTAGGTGCTCTCATCCAGCTTCTTATCGTGAACGAGGTGCAGGCCCTTGGTCATAACGTCGTCCAAATTGCGACCGATCTTCTGAAGTCGCTGCTGGTCGATCAGCGGAATCATCAGGATGTGACCCCACATAAGGGTGGGGACAGATGCCTTACCGATGTCCGCCTGAATGATGGGCAGGTCGTTGGACTCAGCGCCCATCAGGCCGTCATCGGAACCGCCGCTGGATGCGTAGGAAACGTCGAACACGGAAACGGAATCGGACCAACCGCCGCCGGTCTTGACCGGGATATCGCGGGGCCAGGTAATGGAAGTCAGCGGCTCATGCAGCTGTTCGTCGCGCTTTTCGAGCTCGCCGACGAGGAACGCCATACCACCAGAAATGGCGGCAGCGTCCATCATGAAGGTATTCGGCATGCCGTCATTGACGGGAACCGGAACCATGGGAAACTGATTCATCTTAGCAGCCATTGCTTATCCCTCCTGTTAGATAGAGCGTGCGAGGATAGTAACCTCGGCAATGTTGGATGCGTCGCACTCGCCAGCAGCGAACACGGCGTTGGGGACTTCGATTGCATCGTCAGCAGCAGAGCAGACGATTTCGCCGGCATTGTCAGCACCGGTGCACACGTAGACCTTGCCACGGCCAGTGATGCCGGTTGCGTCAGCCACTTCAACGGCAATGCTGCCGCGCAGCAGGACGTCTACGGTATCGCCCTCGGCGTAGTACCAGCCGTTCTCGTTGTCGGCGTAGGGCTGACCGATACGACGGACGGCAATGCCGATGACCTTGTCGGCAGTGTCGCCTGCGGCAACCTTTCGGACACCGAGGCTGTCGGAATCATAGACAACGGGCTCGCCGAACTCGATGTTCGCCGCGCCGACGTTGGCATAGGGAGCAATGATGGAATCCGGGGTACGGGTCACGTTGCCGCGGAAACCGAAAGGCAGCTTCTTGCCAATAACCTTACCTGCCATTTTCTTTTCCTCCTTCTGGATCGTCCTTAGGACTTCTTGTAGTGGGGGTTACGGGATGCCATGATGTTGCGGCCGATGGTGCCGTCATCCATCTTCTTGGGCTTGGAATCCTTGGCGCGGTTCTTCGCAGCCTGAGTCATGGTACCGACGATACCGGCATAGCCGTTGGAAGCGGGCTTTGCACCCATGCCGATCATCTTGCGAATCTCGGTTGCGGCACGGTCAGATGCAGCCCTGCGCTGATTCTCGGGCAGAGCGGCAATGATGGGCTTGATAGCCTTGATCGCAGCCAGAGCGGCAGCGTGGTCGGCGCCGGGAATGGGATTCTCGGGCAGAGTTTCAGCAGCTGCTACAGGACCATCCTCGTCCTGAGTGTTGTCCTCATCGTGCAGCTCGTCCGCGGGGATGGTCTCAGATGCTTCCTGATCTGCCGGGGTCTCGGCGGCGTTCTCTGCGATCTCGGCAACCAGAGCAGCCAGAGGATCGTTGTCAACGGGCTTCTGGGCCGGTTCCTGATCCTGGGGCTTGGTGGCAGCGATGACAGAATCCATCTTCTGACCGAGGCCAGCGATAGCATCGAGCAGCTTGGTCATGGGATCGTTGTCGCCTGCCTGCTGCTGAGCGTTGTTGTCGGTAGCTGCAGCGGCGGGGGTAGCAGGAGTCTCGTCGGCTGCTGCTGCGGCCTGCTGAATCTCGTCAACAGCCTCGGCAACCTCGTCGGGCTCCATGTCCTTCACGGCTCTGGAAAACAGACGAGCGATGAAGGAGGGATTGTTCTTGGTGTTAGCCATTTTCGGTTTTCCCCTTTCTTCGTTCTTGGAGTGCTTGGATTCATCCGAATCCTTTATAGCAACACGATGACCTGCACGGCCTGCCGGCACAACCGCAACATGGTT